GTGACCTTTCGTTGGTACTCCACCAGCGTTTTGCGTCGCTTTGGCTGATATGCTTCTCTCCAAGATCTTATCTATCGTAGTCCTTAGTTATGGACTTCCCCTTGGGAGGGATTTTACATGACTACTATTAACCCCCAATTCTAAACTTCGGAGGTCAACCATCATGTTTTCCGACCCACAAACAATCACAGTCAATGCTGTCGCTCAGGCCATGCCTCGCGTGGAGACTAGCGGTCGTAAATCAATCTATCAGAAGTCTGATCAGACGTTTACGCTTACCGTTTCTCATACGCCGTCCAGGGATCGAGTTAGATCCATGGCACGGGTGGACCAGAAGGCGGTCGTCGCAGATCCGTTGACAGCTGTCAACGATTATGAGACGCTTTCGTTCTACGTTGTCGTAGATCGGCCTTTGGCTGGTTTTACGTCGACCCAAACGGAACAGCTCATAGCCGGGTTCAAAACCTGGCTAGACTCTACTGCTATTGGCAAATTGTTTGGCCAGGAATCGTAGGCCTCCCCAAAACGGAGGTACTATGCCTGATCATCAGTTAGCTGCCAGCATTGTCGAATCAGGAGGGTTTTCCCTCGGGTTCGTTTCGGACTTTTCTTGGACAATCGCCCGTATGTTTTTGGAAACCTTTCTTGCTAGTAAGACAAAACTTACTAAAGCCGAAAGGAAGACCTTAACAGATGGGTTGTCTATTCTCAAGAAATATCTTGAGAAGAAAGTTTAAGTCCCTTGTTACATGCTCGCCTTTAGCGTTTTAATGTAGGTGATTGTTTGGACCTACACGCTATCGTGTGGGTCATAGGATTACGTTGTGGCTTGATGCCTACCTCGTTTATATAAAGGAGGGCGCATGAAAAGCAACGTAAGTGACTTCTTGGAGCTGTTTGAGGCTGTCTATATAGATGCTTCAAACAAGTGTACCGCTGATGTTCTTGATTTACGTGACCTGCAGACGTGCAGATCACGGGTTGAAGCAGAAGGGTTGTCGTTTTTAACGATTTCCCTGCCCAGATTCTGCAATGACTTTGAACAAGCATTGGAGAGTGGGCGAATAGTCCCAGCATCTTTCGCCGGTTTTCACCGGACGAAGAATGGAGCAATCCCTGAATTGTTTCAAGGTATGCTCGGACAAATCTTCAACCATAGAACAGGAGAGTTGATATATTATGACAAAAACAATGTCATCGACGGAGACCTTTCAAGTGATATTCCTACTCTTATTGAGTCTGTACGGCAGATATGCCTTACATTCAAGAAGGTGGAACTTGAGTGCACTCCCAAAAGAGTGCAAGCAGCACTTGAAAACTTCGTCAAAATTGAGACAGAGCTTTCATCGTTTAAACTCCAGGAGCACGAATATTCCAAGTTTTTGGAGATTTGTGCTTTGCTCTGGGGTACTGTATTGTATGGCATTCGCCTACAAGATTGTACCCCAAGGCATGGGCCTGGAGCAACTGCAGAGCATATTTCTGGAAATAAGAAATATGTTTGGAGAAAATGGTATGATCGTCTTGAGCCTTATTTCCCTATCATTGATAACGGTTACCCTTTGGGAACTGAAGTCAATGGCCAGGAACTCAAGAACGTATCGATCATTCCTATCGGACAAGAAGACCCTGTCCGGGTTGTTCATGTTCCGAAGACGCTGAAAGCGCCCCGGATCATTGCGATTGAACCCTGTTGTATGCAATACATCCAACAGGGCATCCGAGATGTCCTTTATCGGGCCATCGAGGGTCATTCACTAACTAAGGGTCACGTAAATTTTCGTGATCAGTCAGTGAATCAAAAGATCGCTTTGACGTCATCGTTCGATGGACGGTCGGCAACGATCGATTTATCGGATGCTAGCGATCGCGTTCCGCGATCTCTGGCGCTAGACATGTTTAGGTCAAATCCAGATTTAATGGATGCGATCGACGCATGCCGATCGACGCATGCAAATATAGGGGAAGGACGTATTATTGGTCCTCTCTCGAAGTTTGCAAGTATGGGTTCTGCCCTCTGTTTTCCAGTGGAAGCCATGTACTTTTACACAATCTGTGTAATGGCTCTTCTGGACGACAATGGACTCTCCTATACCGCTCGTAACGTACGAAAAGTTACGAGAGGGGTATACGTGTATGGGGACGACATCGTCGTTCCTTCCACGAATGCGGTTTCGGTCCTAGCTTACCTACAAAAGTACAATTGTAAGGTAAATACCAAAAAGACTTTCTTGAACGGAAAGTTCAGGGAGTCTTGCGGAACTGACGCTTATGCGGGATATGAGGTAACACCTACATATCTGCGGCATGAGCGCCCTTTGGACCGGCAGCAAGCTTCGCAAACAATTTCGTGGTGCAGTACGGCCAACCTCTTTTACAAGAGAGGTTACTGGCGTACTGCATCGCTCATGTTTAACAAACTTGAGAGCGTCGTAGGGTCTTTACCTTACGTCGCCGAGACAAGTGAAGCCTTGGGTCGTTTCTCTTACCTGGGGTACGAGACCGCCGAAAGGTGGAATCGTAAATTGCAGCGTTTTGAAGTCAAAGCGTATGTGCCCAGACCAGTTTATCGCACTGATAGACTGGAAGGTTACGCAGCTCTAACTAAGTGTCTTTTGAAATTGGGGAACCGTATCTCTACGGCGAGTCCTTTTCCTTTATTGGAAGAGGCCCCCGCTTATCCGAAGAGTAAATTCTCTTTGGGTGAAGTATCAGATGTGCACCATTTGGAGCAATCTGCACTGCACGGCGCAGTAACACTAAAACGCCGGTGGGCCCCCACACATTAGTGGGGTAAGGGGTAAGATACCTTCAAG